TCATCTTCACCTTTCAAATAATCAGCAAGGCGCCTCTGTTTAGGTATAGTACCTTTGAACTGAGTTTCTAGAGCTACTGGGTGTGGTATTACTTTAATGACGTGTTGGGCTTTAAACGCCTTTTCATCACCAGAACTTGGTTGTGCAACTTCGCTAAGAAGTTCTTTAAATGTTTTCATTTGAATCCTTTATGTATACTCATACAATATTTATACAACCTTAAAATTTGACGTTGGTCTTGGAATTAAGACCAATTGTTAATAAGTATTGCACCAGCCGTAATTTGAAGAGTATCGCCACTTTCGTTTGTTAATACTCGGTCTGTTGCATCAACACATGCTAAATTTTCAGTACCTGAGCAAAAGACAATAGCAATATCATCGTTAACGTCAGCAGACTCGCTAGGTATTAAACCAGTTTTCTGAGCAGTGGCTACAGTAACGTCATCTCCAGAGGATCCAATAGTGATATCTGAACTGCTAAATGCTACTGAGGCGAATGATTTACCTTGTATTTGACTTAAATTATCTGACTTTAAGGGTGATTTACATATATGCAATATGGTTACGTTATCTGAAAGGTATTGCGGCCCGTTAATTAGTACTGCATTGGAAGCGAATTGAGTCATTTTTATTCCTTTATTAGGTTAAAATATTTAATTGGTTGTGTTTTTATATCTATATTTATAATTATAATTTTTTCTGTTGTGCGAATTTTTATATGAGACAGCATTAGTCTACACATCATCTTCTTCAGATTGTCCTAGCGTGAATGAAAGAATGGCATGAACAGCAAACTCTGTGTAACCTTTTATTTGTAACATATCACCAGTTTTAAAGAATTGACCATTCAGCGGTATTGATATCGTTTCGTATGCTGGAATGTTTAAATTTTTAATAAAGTAATATTTAGTATTTTCTACATATCGATATGTTTCAACGTCAACAATAGCTGTCGTATTAGTAGTATTGCACAACACCAACGGACTGATTACTTCTCCTACTCCGTTCTTAATAGTATTAGATCCACCAAATATAAGTTCTGGTACATTGTAGTTCGGAACTTTTATAAGTTCTTGATAGCCTGTCGTGACAACGAGACTCCTTGCTACTGGTTTCGCATCTGGTGCTTGAGATGTTTCTATTGTAATAATGTCTGTATTTTCTGGTCTTTCAACAATACTTGCAGTAATTTTTTGAGTTACAGTATTTTGTGTTGCCGCAATCAAATCCAATTGCTGTACTGGTGTTCTAAAAACGTTTGTTGCATCAATAGTTCCAGCATCAGTATTCTGCGTAGCAACAACCAATTCTAAATTTTGTGGAGTAGGACCTACGTAAGCAGTCTCAGTATCAGTTTTTTGTGTTGCAACAATCAAACTTAGTTGCTGCGGTCCTGGTGATACGATAATATTTTGCGTCACAGTATTTTGTGTTGCGACAATCAAATTTAATCTTTGAGATTCTGATATTGTAGTAGTGCCAGTATCAGTATTTTGTGTTGCAACAATCAAATTTAATATAGGTGGAGAAGGTTTTACTTCCACAGTTCCAGCATCAGTATTTTGTGTTGCAACAATCAAAGTTAATTCTTGAGGCGGTGTAGGTTGAGTTGTCTCTACTGTCCAGCCACGGTTACGCATATCTGTCGCTGCAGCTTCGCCTGTTGCGCTAGGTGCAGAGCCGCCTGATTGATTGAATGTTCCGTCGCTTGTATTGTTGGTGTTGATGCTGACTAGTATGTCGTCAATGCTTTGTTGTGAAAGGTTTGTGGAAGAGAAAGCAAGGCTGAAATTGGTACCTAAACAGTTATCGAAAAAGTTAGCTGGAAAACTTGTAAGGTTTGAGCAACGCTGCCAAGCACCACCAAAATAAGTTCCACTTGAAACATCGAGTAGTGGAAAACTTGTGAGACTGTCGCAACCGAACCAAGTATTAGCAAAAAAAATTCCATTGGAAACATCGAGTAGTGGAAAACTTGTGAGGCTTGAGCACTCACGCCAAGTAGAACTAAAAGAAGTTCCGCTTGACATGTCAATTAATGGAAAACTTGTCAGGCTTGAGCAACCTTGCCAAGTAGAACTAAAAGAAGTTCCGCTTGGCATGTCAATTAGTGGAAAACTTGTGAGGCTTGAGCAACCTTGCCAAGTAGAACTAAAAAAAGTTCCATTGGAAACATCGAGTAGTGGGAAACTAGTGAGGCTTGAGCACTCACGCCAAGTAGAACTAAAAGAAGTTCCGCTTGACATGTCAATTAGTGGAAAACTTGTGAGACTGTTGCAACCTTGCCAAGTAGAACTAAAAGAAGTTCCGCTTGGCATGTCAATTAGTGGAAAACTTGTGAGACTGTTGCAACCGGACCAAGTAAAATTAAAAGAAGTTCCGCTTGGCATATTAAGGGTTGGAAAACTTGTGAGGCTTGAGCACTCATACCAAGTAGTACCAAAATCAGTTCCATTGGAAACATCGAGTAGTGGGAAACTAGTGAGGCTTGAGCACTCACGCCAAGTACGATAGAAAATAGTTCCACTTGACGTATCAAGGATTGGAAACTGCGTTATGTCACTCCTATTACGCCAAAATTGCGTAAAATCACTAACCCCTACGTAACTAGCTGTTGCACCATTATTCACAAAAGTCTGTTCAACTGATGTCAATTCAGATTCACTTACCGAACCTTCTCTTAACAATACTCCGTTGATGCTATTGCCTGCAAAGTATTGACCAGCAATCGTATAATTGCCTGCTGGTATATCTACGCCGTAGCTTGCTGTACCCTCATCCGTTGCAACTACCAACGAACCAACAAAGCCACCTGTTGGTATTACTACGACTATTTCGTCATCAACTCCATCAAGTACTAGACGGCTAGGGGTGTCTGTATAGGTAGGTCGTTTACTTGATACTGATTGAGTACCGTTTAAAACATTACCTGAGTTGTCTAGTACTAAACCTACTGGTTGACCACTGGAGTCTACTGGCGTATTACCGTCAGAGTCTTGAAATAGCGTGGTGGGGTCGTAAGGTTCATAGACAAACCCGCGTTCGCCGTTTGCGAATAAACTGTTAAAGCTCATTATCAGAACTCGTAAACAATCCCATATTTAAAAGTACGTCCAAGCCGTTATCTCCTAAACATGCGGTAAGTTTATTAGGAACGGCTTTTATTGCTGTATCACTAAACACTAAGTCACCTTGCGCTCTGGCAACAGCGTCCATATCAATAACGCTGTCAATATCCCACGCGGGTCTATTAAGCGTGTTCTGAGCGAAGTTAATCCATGTATCATTTGTCGGGAAGCTAGCGACAGCGTACAGGTTACCTTCCGCGTCTTGCCATGAAAGATCTTTATACGTATCTACGTCAGCGACACTCAAGGCTATAGCCATGGCAAGTTGGTTTGAATCTGATTGCAGTTGTTTTGGGCATGCTACGGTAATTCTCATTTTTTAAACTCCTAAATATATTAAATTTCTGTGTATTTTAAATGTCTACACCGAAGTCATCCAAGTTATCGCCTTTTTCTACTTCGCTGGCAATTTCCTCGTCGATTTCTTTAATATCTTCTTCTGATTGCATAAGAATATTTTTGCGTACCCAAGCCTCAGAATAATAACGTCCGACATATTCATCCATTTCTCTCATGGTATTCAAACGTTCACGAATAATTTCTGCTTCTTTAAGTTCTTCGAAATACGATTCCTTTATGAAGTCGTAACCTATATCATTTTTTAGGGTCGCAAATTCATCAGGATCTAATACACCTTTAAGAACCAATTGTTTCTCAAGTACAACATTGAATATTTCTGCAAACCGCGATCTGCTTCGTCTTATGAATTTACTGAATTTAACTTCGTCTCTAGTGATTTCCGATACACGACCAAAAGAGTAACTTGATTCAGGTTCTAATCTTGAAAGTGGCACTTTTAATGACTTATACAATTTACGTTGAAAATATTGCATATTTTCGTCTGAACTTAAGGCCTGTGACGAACCGCCTTGTAATGTATCTACTTCAGTTGATCTTTCACCGCCACGTCTCGGGAACCAAAAATCTTCAGTCATTGTCATCATTTTACGAGCATCGGTCATTTCACCAGTGGTCGAGTTATATTGTAATTTGTTTTTGTGTCTTGTCATCATGTCGCGAAGATATTGTTCGGCCTTTGCTTTGGGTAAATTACCAACATCAATATAAAAGATTCTACGTTCTGGTGCGCGAGTCAAAGTATATATAACTGTTGCATCCTCAAGCATACGTAATTGGTTTAGAGGCTTTATAGATGGGTGTAAGTGGCCAAGAACTAACGAATTGTTTTGATTCATAATTCCTGAGGTAACTCGAGCGATTGAATCTTTTGCTATTCTAAAACCAGTATTGCTTCCTCCGCCCATACCAGTCGCTTGATAACCAGTTTCCGAATACATATAATATTCATTTTTAACTACTTTTAAAGGAATTCCAGTAACAGCATCTTTACCTTTAAGATCCATTTCTCTAATAAATTTTATCTTGCGAGGATCAATATAACGTAATTCTTTAATACCTTCTTTTAAATTCTTTTCATCAATAATTATATGATAGTTCAATCTGCCGTCTACATAAAATTTTGTGAATATGTCATATCCGTTATTTGTAAAGTCAAAGAGTTTGAGAATTGTTTTAAATTCCTCAGTTATGGCCTCTTTGACTTTATCAGGTAGATTTGTTCTTTCAAGCACAATCTCGACCACGTTCTCATTGGAGTCGACACTGATTGCTTCGTTTACAATTTCATCAATGGCATTAGCAAGTTCCGGTTGCATAGCCATTGTTCTATATTTTGTGACAAGTTCTGACTCTGTTTTAGCAGTAGTTTCCATGTCTAGAGATGTATTATAAAAGCCACCAACTGCATTACCTACCGTAATTGCGCCATCATTATTTTGCGGTTCTGTAAAAGATGGCGGAGCATCTACACCATCATCTTCTCTTTTTATCGTAAAACCAAGAATCTTCATATAATACTTCCTTTCAAAAATCGATCATAAATTAAGTTGTTGGAATTCCTGTAGTACCTTCAACGCGCCATGTATCATACTGGAAAGTAACACCGAATTCTTCAATAGTATCAACTGTTTCCCAAGACATTTCAATACCAGCAATGTTTACTGGATGAATACCTTCGAATACATATGAGCGTATTGGAGAACCATCTTTACTAAACTGAGTAATGATTGCATTTGACTTGTAATCTTGCGGCAAAGCTCTAGTATTAGCATCGTGTGAATTTATTGCATCCATCCATGCTTCCATTGCATTACGAACTGCAAAATCTTCATCGTTTATTACTGTTATTTCCCAATCTTCAAATGTTCTATCTCCTGCGTATTTAATCTGACGACCAAAATACGGAACTGTATAAACTCCAACAGTTGAAGCAGGAATACCTGCAGCCTTGACCATAAATGGTACTTTAAAGTCTGCGCCTGGATTTACAGGATTTATTATTTGAACTTGGAATAGAGTTGGACGAGCGCCACCACCAACTAACTGTGATTTAAACTCATTTATGTTGAATCCGGCCATGCCACATTCTCCTTATTATTTTTATTTGTTGTTATTTATTATTTATCATTTAGTTATATAAACATAATCCGGATCAACTTAATTTACTGAACCGACAATTTCTTCAAACTCGATTCCGCTGCGTGTAGCAACAAAGGTAAGTTCAATTACTTGAATGGAACGTGCCGGTTTTATAAAGATTTGCGCTTTAAATAGACCTTGGTCGACAACAGTTGGTGTGTTTACTCTAGAATCACATATAACAGTAAAGTCGATAATACCACGACGGCCTTGAATATCTCTCAAAAACGGGTCAACGATATTTTTAAACTGTGTTTGTGTATAAGTATCATTAAGTTCGAATAGGAAACCTTGTGAAGCACTGGCAATAGCCTTTTCAACCGCAATGAATAATCTACGGACGTTCAAGAAACTAAATGCACTTTCAATAGGATTGCCTGTTCTGTCACCAAATAATACGACACCTTGACCAACCTGAGACATTACAGGATTGATATCAGAGCTATATAATTGATCACGCTGAGGTTTGCTTGGATTGAATGCCAATTTTACAACATTCTTAATTATTCCTTTACGGAAACCAGCTGGTGATTCGTAAGGTTCTACTCTTGAAGCAAGACCTGCGACATCACCATTCAAAGGAACCCAACGATATTTGTCATTGTATTTGTCGTAGCGATATTTATAACCGCTGTCCATGAACCAGTAAGATGAACTCTGTACTAAATTACGATATGCAATAGCATTAGTCATTTTAGAGTTACTTTTCAATTCATCAACAACCGCTTCTTTAGAAGGAGACAGATAAACAACACAATCCTTTCTAGTTTCTGCAATGTTACCAACAATATAATTAGCAAGATTTGCGCCTGCATCACCTTTTCCTTGAAGAATAAAGGATATATCAATATCATTAGCATTGATAAATGTATCATACGCAAGAGCAAGAGGACCCAAAGTAACATTTGCTTCAGTCGTAGGAACACCAGAAGCTACACCATCATTTCCAGAAGTTAATGAAGAATAATTTCTTCCAGTACCAGATAAAGAAGTAATTAAGTCATCAGCTGTCGTATCAGTAGGAGTTATCCATGATGAACTGTTTAAGATAACATCATATATAAAGTTATCTCTACCATCTGATTTAGTAGCACCTGGAGTTTCAGAAACGTTATTATACAATTCTAAGATTGTTCCTGCATTACCTGTTATATTACCAGCTCTATCAATAACTACAATATGTCTGTGTCCTGCATCAGGCGCTTTTGCGAAAGATGAAGCATAACCCCATTTCTTTGTAATTGAAAGAAGTGATAAATCGCTTTCTGCTAATCTATAATTACTAGCAAAAGTCAATTCATTTACGTAATAAGAAGCAACAGCAATTTCAGTTTCAATAGCAGAAATTGTAAGTTCTTGATATCCCACAGAATCGTTACCTAATCTTATGACATCACCGACAGCAAAGGTTCCAACAGGAAAAGAACTAGATTGATCCCATACAAGTGAATTAGTATTAAAAGTTATAATATTATCACTTGTGCCATCTCCACCTTGGTTTAAATCACCAACAGAAGCTATTGTCTGTTCGTAATCTGCTGTATCGGTAAAAGATACGTCAAGATCGTTGGCTTTGGTTCCTAAGTACTTGCCTTTGAAGAAAGTACCACTTGCTTGTTCTGCGCCAGCTAATTCAGCACGCGCTACGTATAATGCATTTGAATATGAAAGAAAGTCTGCAGCTGCAAAAAATGTCTCATAAGTTGTGTCTGTTGGTGCGCCAAAACGTGCAACCAAATTGTCTTCTGATGTTATTAAGATGGGTTCGTTTACGGGACCCCAATTAAAAACGCCTGCAATCGCGGCCGGTGAAGTAGCTATTGACGGCACTGAAGCCGACTGGTCTATTTCACGGATGATTACTGAAGGGCTTACGGAAAAAGCCATATTCTTCTCCTTTATTATTATATGTTAAATGTTAATCAGTTTCTATTATTTCTAATTGTATTTATAACATCCACAATTTGTTTAAAACCAAGCTTCTTCTCGCGGTATTGGAGCAAAACCTGAATCATCTATGTCATCATCACCCATATCTATGAACCCAAAAGGCAGTAAATCTTGTTCTATTTGCTCATCTGTTTTTTCACGTAATTTCATTAATGTATTTATATCAGTCATTTCTTTAAAATATGCTTGATCTGATAACCACGCGAATAGAACTAAATTCATAACTAAGTCATCATGGGAACCACTTTCCGCTTCGTATGAATTACCCTTTTTGGAAAATCTAGATAATTCTTGTATTGTATTGTAGTCACATATCACAAGTTGATTTTGTTCTATTAACATTTTGATTATGGAACAACCTACTGCTTTTACAGATTTGGTTGTTCTTATACCATTATCTGATCTTTTACCAAATCCGCTTGATATTCTTTTTCCTGCTCGACCCGCGTTCTCTGTGAATAGTAAGTTTTCATAACCATAATCCATTTGAAGAACGTCAGAAACTTGTTCTCCGATATCATTTATTTCAATCAAAACTGCAGCTTCATTATACATCATCCCAACTCTGAAAATTACTGATGCAAAATCCACAGGTCCTATCATATTGTCTCTAAAAACGCAAACTTGCTGATAAGGCATTTTTGTAATATCTATAACGTTAAATGTAGAATAATCTAAACCCTTACCTCTGGATACATCTACTATTAAAGCATATGTAGATTCAGGAACCGGCGCAAAATATTGATACACCTTTTCTCTTTCTTGTATAGGTCTTGAATGCAACATCTGTTTTAATTTTGCACCATCGATTAAAGTACCAGAACTTCCAAGGAAACTACCTTCATATTCTTGCGCGAATTTTTCTAAGTCAAAATCTAGCGCTTCAAGAGTTTCTTGTTTCCAAGCATCTCCTCTTCCAGGTACATCACTCCACATAACCTTAACAAACTCATACCCGTTTGTTCCTTCTTCAGCGCCCTTGCAAGTTTTCCAAAAATGATTCAGTCCGTTTGGCGTAGAAGTCATTAATAGTTTTGTTGTTTCACCTGAAGAAATTGTAGGATAAACAGATGCGAAGAACTCATCATAACCTTCAATGAATGCAACTTCGTCCAAATATAGGAATGATATTGATTTACCACGAATTGCAGATGAAGATGTTGTGCCTGCATATATTTTGCAACCGTTTTCTAGTGCAAGACTACCTTTATTCCATTCTTTAACACCCTGTTGCATCCATTTAGGTAATGCTTCATACGCAAGTTGTATTCTTCCTAATACTTCTCTTGCTGCATCACCTTTGTTTGCTAATATTGCTACTGTCTTTTGTTCGTCGAATAAAATATAATGAAGTATTACGGCTGCTGCAGTTGTGGTCTTACCTGCCTGCCGAGCAGTCAATACTGCGACTCGTCTTGCTCTAAATATTTTCTCTGTAATTTCTTCTTGATAATCATACATCTCGAATGGTATGAGACCGTGATCAACATGGACTATTTTAATGTAGGTTTTAGCAAAGTATACTGGGTCCTTGGAACATTTCACATATTCCTTTATCATTTCAGGAGTCCACTCTGTGGTACTTCCCGCACCCTTAAGATGCGTATTACCTAGATAACCTTCCGACTTAATAGCGGCCACTATTTATCGCCTTTTAACATTTTCAATAAGTCTGTAGTTGATACCACTAAATTATTGTTAACTACGTTGGGTCCTTCTTGATTGCCGCCACCTTTAGCTTCATCTATTGCAGTATGTTTTCTGTTCGACATTAAAACGAAATCTTTGTTGGCATCCAATAACGTTTTCATTAAAGATGCAGCAACTTCATATGCACGAGGCGATTCTGATTGCTTTGCTAGTTCCATCATATCCGCCAACGCACTGTCGCCATAGGTAATTATGTTCTGAACATTACCTTTTGCTTTATCGATATCTTCTATCATCTCATCCGAAGAATTAGTAATTGCTATATCTGTGGATTTTTCAGGTTCTTGATCTATTGTCATAGGTAACTCTTTTTCTTTTTTCTCTATTAATTCATCAGGACGTCTTATTCCTAGTGTATCTGCCATCATATTTCTTTTTGATTCTTTATTATCTTCTCGCTTTCCCATAATGATATCTACCTTATTCTGTTATGACTTTTATGAAGTCCCAATTATCATCAAAATCTATTAATGTATAATCAATGGTCTCATTTATGTCAGTTGTTGGTTCATTATTAGCCGTCATACCAGGCTGTGTTGTTTGGGTTAATTCAAATGCAGTGTTAGCTCCATTGTCATCTCCAGTAGTCATAGCAACTTCGACGAATTTTATAACTTTCTTGTTTCGTTCTGGTCCAAAGAACCAACCTTTCATTGTGAAATTTAATGTTGATAAGTGCGTCTGTCTCTCTTCGAAAGTACCTTCATAAACATCTTCAATTGAAACGCCGTTCAATATCAACGGAACATCAAAAGGATCTATACCGTCAATAAGACGAACTGAACTAGTAAAATCAGGATTGAAAAACGGCAATATTTGTTCTAATATTTTAGCAGAATCTTCAGTATATTTACTCATAATATATAATGAAAATTCAATAATATAAGGAGTACCAGCATACATAAAATTTTGGTCTGAAATATCATCTGCCACTGTTGATTTTCTTATTCTTCCAACAGGAGGTGTTTTCCTCTCTGGGTCGTAAGATAATCCTGTCATCTCGAAAGACATCCTAGGCATTTGAAGTGCAGACTTTTTAGCGAATTCAGGATCTTGTTTAATTCGAGCAAGCATCTTTTGCACAGGCGCGTAGGTTATGGGCACAATCATGGATTGTATATCTTCACCAGCTGTGCCTGTTCGTTCAATAGTTAACTGATTAAAATAAGTTCCAAATAATGCAACATACTTTCTGGTTGTTTTATTGTAAAAATAATTTGCAATTGCCATTATGGTGCATCCTCATCTAATATGTCTATGTCTTCACTGAATGGATCTCTCTCAGAAAAATCTATGATATCATCTCCAATTTTTTCAAAATCTAAATTCATAGCATTGTCATCATAAGTTTCAAGTGATTCTAGAGTAGTTGCTTGTGTAGTATCGATATCATTAAAGTAAGTATCAATATTATCTCTACCTGTCTGGAATCTTTGTCCAGAATATTCAATCAACTCACAACGCATATCAAACAGTTGTAAAGAACCTGCTTGATAGAAAATACTCTCATGTTCTACACTCATTATTTTATACATTTTACTATTCAGAGGGAAGAATATAATATCGCCTTCAAGAGGTCTTTTTCTGTCAGGTCTAATTCTGTTTACATATTTTTCAAATGTGCGAACTGCAAGAGTGAAAGTAACTTGATCTCTAATTTCAAGGCCAAATTTACTTAAGAAGTCACCTTCTCCTTCAAATCCATCAACATTTTTAACGTAAACTTCAAAGTCAAAAGTTTCATCATAGATAGGTATATCATCTTCACGAAATATAGCATCAACTTCTTGTATTGAGTTCGTGATATAAATTATATCAACACCATGAATTTGTATTGTCTCAATAACAAGATCGTCTATTAATTGCTGTTCGTTAAAATAATCATAATTTTGAAAATATACATTAGTAGCCATTACTTATCCTATGAAATTATACGCAAGAGGTTGAAGATTGCTAATTGCATCATCTTCCATTCTTTCACGATCTGCTCTAGCGTCTTGAAATATCAATTCGCCGTTAAACTGAACACCGCCTAAAAGTTGAACTCCAGTAAATTTTATTAGATTAGAACCCCACTGTTCACGCACAAGAACTGTTGCATAATTCTGAAGCCAACGATCACTCCACACAGCAGGATATTCTCCTGTATCTATAACATCGTAAGCTTCTACTATTACATAATCACCTAAAACAAGTTTGTTTTGGTTTACATCAATGAAAAGTTTGTTAACGTGTTTGTTGTATCTTACAAGTGGTTTACCTACTAAAATTTCATTCATGAATTCAAGGTGCTGCATGGTCATATAATAATTCTGTATATCATAGCCTACTATATCACTGATGTTATTCAAAACGAACTGATACTGAACATTGAAAAAACCTGTACCAGCACTTCCACCAGTCTGAAGAGGAAAAACCTTAGATATACCTAATAAATTTTCAGGTAATAATATATAACCATTATCTTTATCAGTTTCTGTTATTTGATGTTTGAGATATACTGATTGACTGCCATTATAGTGATAGTCATTCCAAAATGATAATGCTTCATCTACTCGATCTTCAACCTGTTCTTCTGATACGTTGATCTGCAAAACAGGAGCTCCAATTTTACGGAGTATATGATCTTTAAATTGTTCTCTAGTTACTGGTTGTGCCATTTAATTGACCTCTATATGTTATGATTCAGTTTCAGCTGTAAGCGTTATTGTTCTTGTTGCTGTATTTGAAGTGTTTGCAATCTCTGTAACTGTTATAGTTACATCTGCAGTTCTGCTTTCAAATCCGCCATCGTCAGCCTCTAATATCCACTGTCTGAAAACGCCAAGGCTTAGATTAGTATTTAAAGGTGAACTCGAAGGACTTAATGTATCCCCAGTCGAAGTTACATTTATCCTATAATCCGAAGCTTCTATACCAGTTACATTGCTTAACCAATTTGAAGTTGAATCAGCTACATCGTTTTTCTCTACTGAAACAACACCTTGAGGGTTAAAATTTATAGCCGCAATTGCGTCTTGAGGCGATATTGCAAATGCATCACCGTTTGTGTCAAAGGTTAAGGAAACGAAAATTGCGGCTATATTCTGCCCAATATTGTTGTTAGCAAAAACTGCAAAGTTGTGTGTTAAGCTCATGTATTAATTTCCTGTGTTGTCTGCTACTATTTGTAGATTACCAAACGTACCTGGTGTAATTTCAACGAAGTTGCTTGGGTTTGCAATTTCTTGTATGCGCAGAATTATATTAGATTCTCTATTCTCCACGTTTGCAGCTATAACGCTGTTGCCTATTATATAATTATTTGATAGTGTGAAAGTACCTATAGTTCCTATGTTAGGAGCAACTCCACTGTCTAGTATAGTTACTACTTCATATTCGCTAGCAACACCGCCTCCAGCAACGTCAAGCCAATCAGTATTTGTAGTTCTTGGTCCTTGTTCATCATTTATTAGTGTGTCGATGGTTCCATCAGTCTTTATTGTCAGACTTGCGAACGCATCCTCGCCAGGTGAAATATTTACTGCATACAATCCTGTTGGGTGTGTAAGTGGTATTAAATAACTAGCTGGACCTTCGCCGTGATTACTACCCATAGCAACACCTAACAATCTGCCGCCTGTATAGCAGGTAAATGATATAACCCAATATTGAAAGGTTGTGAAATCTGGTATCAGACCGCCTTGCCAAGTTATACCAGAGCCAAAACCTAAAGTAAAGCCATTTAGATTAAGCAGTAGTATCTTTGATTTGCCTACATCAGTATTTGTATATGAAGTCAATGTGAGATTAGCATTGAGTTGTCTATAGTAAACGGGATTATTAAAATCTAGCGCAGACCCTGCTGTATCAACAACTGGATTGAATGTATAGTATTGTCCTGTAGTGCTAGTTATATTTAAAAAGTTGCGCGAATCATCTATAACTGTAGTACCAGCAATTTTAATTGCCATAAATTATCTCCTTAGAAATCATAACCAGAGGCTGCAGCAAAGTTTCCTGCTGAGGTTACCGTAATTGAAACAAGCCAATATCTATGCAAAAACCAATTAGGAGGAGTTCCATCACCTGCCCAAACAACTGTGTTGAATGTAGGCGTAAGATCTGATGAAGTAGTATCAAGCAATATGAAAGCACTCCTTGGGACTGTTGCGTTTGATAGATTATAAGTAGTATTTCCTTGCATTACTCTGACATGAGCTGGGTTAGTCAAATCTATATCACCTGAGTTTACTACATTAGGATGATAATTTATATAAGTACCGTCAATTCTTGGCGTTACCAAAGCGCGATTATCATCAATGATAGTGTCATTGCTAATTTTAATGGCCATGATTAATTGTATCCCGTAGCAGCTGCTTGGACGTTAGAAGAATCCCATGCAATAAAAGTTATGAGCCAATATCTAGTACTTGACCAATTTGGTACCACATCACCGGCCCAGAAAATTTGTTCAGATGGGAAAGTAGGAGTGAAACTTGAAGATGTTGTATCAAGAAATAATACAGTCATTCTTCCACGTTGTCGGCTAGTAAATGAATAAGTTTCGTTTGCTGGCATCGACCTTGTGATTGATGGATTAATCATATTAATGATAGTACCTGCAGCTGATACTACAGAAGGTATCAGGTCGTTGTAAATTCCACTTATTTGGTTTACAATTGAGTGACCTGAATTGTCAATAACAGTTGTGCCACCTATTTTTATAGCCATCGTCGTTCTCCTTAATCTGAACTATTAGCAATTATTACACTTATTTATTCATTTTTGGATTTCATCATATAATCCCACACAAAGTTGATCTCATTTTTACCTGGCGTGGCATTATTGATATCAACTAAGTCTGGGTGAATCCACCAATCTTCATATGAGGTATTGGGTTTTAGTGCGAGGTCGTTCACGTATAGTGTGTATCCGTGAGATTTTAGATATTTGCGCGCTTCGTCTCTTACTTCGGGTCCTTGATCATAGAGATCGTGTTCGAAAGTAATCACGCGAAATTTGTAATTGTCAAGAGGTAATTTTTTAAGTATTGATAGCGTCGGCTCATCGATGTCTAATTGAAGATAGTCGGTAACCTGTGCGATATTGTGTTCTTTAAAGAAACGCTCATAGTCGATTTGGGTTGCATCTACGTTCAATATAGTATTTTTTCTTTCGACATTAAAATTATAACATGGTATGTCTCGGTTGTCAAGAGATATACCTTTCCAACCAAATTTAGTTTCAAGTAGTGCAGTATTGTTATGTAGAAAAGGTTCACCGGATCCAAATTCTAAGTAAGTTCCATTTTCCTTACCGTTCAACATAGTAAGAACAAACATATCTTGCATATGCTGAGAATAATTTTTGTCTATCCTTTCGACTCCATGAAATTTATTCTTCAGTTGCTTCAAATCACTTCTTGTATATTCGATAGCGTGAGGATATCCAATTGTACCTATAACACCAACTACTTTATTTTCATGCTCCTCATTCATTTCAGTTTTATATCTAAGATTAAAAAAGGCTTTACGGCAGACGTCGGTACCTGAGATACACCACGCGGCAAGTGCCTTCTGATATTCCAAAACATAAGCACTTGGATAACCCAATTCAGGACAATTCATTTCATGATTGACAAGTCCGAGTTGAGCATGTATCAAACACTGTCTCCAGTCTGCTTTGATTTCATAGTATTTTGATAGATGATAATGAGCTTCAGGTCGGCTAGGTAATAAACCTACGGCATGTTGCAGAAATCCCAACATTGTATATTGTCTATTTGTTTGTCGTTCGCAAATACGTGCTGATAAAACCATACACTTATATTGCAAAAAAGTATCTTCTTCTTCCAGATCTGCAGCTCGCATATACAAAGTGATCGCGCCAGAACCTTGACCTTGTTTGTCATATTCTCGAGCAAGATTAAATAGTTTGGTTGTATTTTTAGAATCTAATACATGTTCGTTTAATAATTGTT